TTGATCTTGAACGACACAGGGTCGTAAGGAAGAGCAGGTAGCAACGCCATCTTGCCGTTAGCGAGGCTGAAGGTCAGCAGGTTTAGCGGTGCCTGCTCAGACAAGAACTGGCGGATGTTGACTTTGTCGCTAATCGCCCCGTCAAAGAAGATTTTGTTCTCTTTGCAGAACTTGGCGCTGATCTTGAAGCTTTCTTTGTCCAGCCAAACATTGCTATCAAACGATCCAAGACCAGCTAAGTCATTTGTTAGCAGCCAATAAGCAGCGTCAGGGAACAGGTTGCTAGGTCCAGTCTCTCCCTCAGCCAATCGATTACATTCAACGCCATTCGGCAGCCAGACACGAACTTGGCTCAGGTTCTGCAGTTGATTATTAGAGCGCAACGAGAGACCCAACATCTGCATGTTGAAGTAACTTGCCGCGTTGTCCCAGACAGACTCTTCAATGCCTTCTGCATCGTGGATGCCAAGGCTTTCGTTCACGTAGCTGATTCTGTGTTCTGGGCGAGTGTCGCAAGACTTTGAAAGCCCGTCGTAGTGACTCAGCTCTGCAACTTGACTGTATTTATCAAAACTGCGTGGTGCATTTTTACTAGGGTCAATTGCAATGGTCTCATACTTAGTTGCTGTCATCTTCCAACCAGCGGCTTTCGGCGTGTCGCCTGGCGCTGAAGAATATCCCCATTTCTTGGCGTAAACGTTGTCTGCACTGCACAGCTTCGTCACCTTAAAAGTGTCTTTGACGTCGTAGCCCTTACGCACTTCGCCGTATTCAAGAACGACCCAGGCTTTTTTAAAGCCGTACCACTTGATGTAATTATCCCAGTCAACTTTTTCGCATTTAACTTTGATGTAAAGCCGTCCGTCTGCACTGTCATCAATATCGACAAACCGGTCTTTAATCTTGCCCACGTCTTCGTCGCGCACATCGCCAAAGACCTCAAACAAGAACGCCTGATGCCTGCCTTTTTCTTCTGACGCCGGCGCAAAATCTCTTCGTACTGCAAATGTCGGCCAGCCTACAGTGTCAGAATTTTTTTGCTTATACCCCTGGCTCTGCAGTTCTTTATTGTCAAGATGATCGCGAATGTTGATGTAGCGGCCGGTGGAGTAAATAGCAAAATTGCCGTAGCCTTTGCTTGACTTAAATTCTTTGCCGACGAACTCGCCGTTAGCTGCGTCAAGCTGCAGCATTTCTGCCTCTGCGCCAAGCGTAATGATGTCAACTGCTGGCTTAGGTACCAGCCGGAACTCCATCTGCGAACGCTGGTTATGACGAATTCGCAGGTAGTTGAACATTGACTGATCAGTGCGCCCAGTTATCGCGAACTGCTCCTTCATGTTTTCCCAGTCATACTCTTTGCGGCCACCTTCTGTGATCGGTCGGCACTGCAGCAAGAACACGCTGGTACGTTCAAAAAACGCACTCAGGCGACCTTCGCGAACTGTTACGTCGTCATCGTCATAATCTTCCAAAACATTAGGTTTTGGCAGCCCTTGGAAATTGCACAATCCACTGGCGCGGTTATATACAACACTCTCAATTCCAATCTCTGTTACGTCAACTGGCCGAGTGTTCCGGTACGTTGCAATCTTAAATCGACATAGAGGATAGAAAAAGTTTGGAACATAGCCGCCAAGAATTCCTGTGTTGTCTGTGTAAGGATCTCCTTTACCTTCGTAGCAGATGGCATTATCAGAGATTGCTAGTTTTCCAGGCAGGCTGATTACGCTGTTCCCTTCATAACCAGTTGTTTCTTTGTACTCCAGCTTGATGTCAACACCAACGCCATCACGCAATAGTTGGTCTTCGCTGTCTCTCTGTTCCATTTCATAAGGGAGCTTGCCGTACTTATCATTCTTGTCCGTTGTCTTGCGGTCAGTTACTTGCCATATCGTTCGACCAATCATCACCATTTGACCGATATGCAACATGTCGTCTGCTGCTTCGCGCTGACGTTCAGACATGCCGCGCATCTCTTCGCAGTCTGTCTCTTCTCTGTTTAATGCGTAATTTTCAACACCACCTTTCTTGCTAGGCGCACGCTTATCAATATGGAAAATAAGCTTGTCGCCCTTTTTGACTTTATTTAATTCGTCGTATTGCGTCCACTTGCAATCTGTACGTTCAACCTCCGTTCCATCCTCACGTATCAGCTTTGAGACGCCCATCAATGGCGTATAGCCCCGTCCAATCCCAGCTTGACCGTCTTCACGCTGTTCTTGCTCTTTACCTGCAATGCGGCGCCTGCGGTCTTTGGCAAGATTTTCAGCTTTCCCGTCCAAGCTGTCGCCAAGCGGCACGATCTGATAATTGAGCTTGTATGTCGTGCCGTTTGCTACTGGGCTATAAACCCCGAACTCTGCGTTGTTACTGATGGAGATCGTCTGACTAAACCCTGGTGCTTCCTCTTCCTCTCCAACAGGGCAAAGGAACGAGTCACCCCTAATAGATTCTGCGGGGTCTGCTGAGGTCTGAAGCTTTCGTGTTCCGAACAACAGCGACTGCTTGTCAGGATCACCAGTGCCTGATGGAGCTGGCGCCCAACCTTTCTGTGAAAAGTTTTCCTTGACCGTTGATTTCGGTCGGCCAACGCTCCAGTACACCGCCAGCTGTTGAGCCGTCAAAACATCAGCCGCCAGCTGACCGATGTATATACCTTCAATATCAGGCAAGGACTGTGTGGTTTCAGTTACGGCTTCACCGATGCAGAACAACCCTTTGAAGATCTGCTCGTTGCCATAGGAGTACATCCGCGACCAGACCAGCTGTGCTGGGGCAAAGATGCCGCCGCTTCCACTAGGTCTGTAATTGCCAAATAGGATCGGGACGGTCTGACCAAGCGTTGCCACCTCTTGGGCAACGTCAATGTTTTGCGTGGCACCAAACTTTGATCGGCCGGTCTTTGAAGCCAGCTCGACTGCTTCCTTTTCCTCCTCTGGTTCAGGCGGTTTTGGCGCTAACAGGACTGAAGCAGCCGTCAGCAATGCGCCAATGACCAGGTTGACAATGATCGTTGTTGGATCGCAACGAATATCTGGTACTAGGTCATACTCAGCGGGCCGCACGTACTTGGCTGAATAAACCTCAGCGCGGTAACGGACATACTCCTCCTTTGTGCAGCCCAACGCAGCAATTAGCTGCTTCTCGAAGGGCAGTAACGGTAGATTGAGAAACTGGGGAGCGATGTGATTGGAACCCATGCCGTTTTCTCCAGTCGATTCAGAACGCATACGCACCCCGACTGCCAGATAAACCCAAAGGTTGGCCGAGCGTCACGTATCCAAACGACATCGCCGTCTTCATGCTCAGTCACTTTGTCCCCCCAGTCTAAGAGAGCTTTGAGATAGGTCTTCTGCGGTGCTTCGTACCAGGTGGGATCAATATCAGGGCAAGGGACGTTTAACGCAGACAGCCCTAGCTTGACGAGATGGATACAGTCGATCGTGCCATCACTACCGTCAGCACCTAAGCGATAAGGCAGACCAATTAGATCCCTACAGGCGTAGGTTGCCGGTAATTGGGAGGGGCCCGACTTGATCGACATCGAAATTGCGCAACGGGATGTTAGCCGTCACGGCATCCAGGATTGAACTCAAGCTAAGCATTAAGCTGTCGCCCTTCCACGTTGCGCCTCCAACCTGTCCGGCGTACGAATAAATTAAGTCGTATTCGATTACGTCCGCATTTGTGTCTTGAATAATGTTGGTGTCAACTCGGACATTCCATTTTTCAGTTACAGCTTTGTCAATAAAGCTACGCACCAAGGCGTTGTTGGGAAATATCAGCTCTGTCGGGGAGTTCTCACCGCTGCTGTTAATCGTGACGCCACTAAAGCCAAACGGCACAAACTGCCATTCTGATTTCGGTATGTCTTCGCTGGGGCTGTATTGGGCACCTTCAAAGTGGAAGTTCTGGAAGCGGTAAACGATGCCGTCAGCTGCTTTCAGCCTGACAAAGTTGATCAGCGCAATCTGGCTCATATCCCGACCTGCTTACGTGTAGAAGGGTTCATCCGTAAACGCCTGAGGGTTTGCGCCTCGCCAGCCTTAGCGCCTTCTGATGCTGCACGAGACATTCCGGCTTGAACAGTTTCATTCATCTGCTCAACAGTTACCCACTTCTGACCGCCCATATCCATCGCCGTAATTTGCGGGGAATAGTTGAAGTGTGCAGCGCCAGCAGAATCACCATCAGCACCAGAACCACCAGAACCAGCAGCACCACCTTTGGCAGGTTGATTGGCGCGGTTATATCGATTCATTGCTGCAATCGCTGCAGTTGACTCATCGTTAGGGATAACAGTTCCCGCTCGATCAGGGACGAATAATTCAGGACCCTTCTCGCCAACAACGCTGACCTCTCCAACAGGTGGACGACCACCATCAGCGAAGAAACCAGGAATTTGTAGACCTTTACCAAGGGCACTGAAACCAGCGTTAAGGAACATCGAACCCAGCTGACCAAGAACGTCGCTTAGGACATCACTCCATTCTTTGGTGCCATCAATCAAACCTTTAATGCCACTGGTGAGGCTGTTAGCAACAATTTCATAAGAGCCTTTCAGTAACTCTTCAGTCTGCGTCAGTTCATCATTAACCTCAGGCATACTTTCGGCAAGTGATTGGCCAAGGTCTGCACCGCCAGATTTCGCGATAGCAATCATGTCTTTCAGTCTTGCTTCTTCTGTAGCCGTGATAATCAAACCCTCTTGCTGTGTAGGTGCTGCAGTTTGCTGAATCTGCCTGATTGCGTCGTCAAGATCAATCGCAATTTGTAAACGCTCTTTCTCTAAATCAGACGTTGTCCGTAGCAGCATCATCTGATTTTCCAGATTTCGTTTGATGTTTTCACCAGCCTCAAACTGACGTTCTAATTCTTTGCGTTGCCTCTCAAGCTCCCTTGTGGCTTTATCCACTCCACTGCCTGACTTGCCACCAGTTTTAACAGGGGCAGGCGTATTAACTGACTTCATTAGATCAGCCCACCGCTGCTGATCTCTGATCGCATCCATATCTAAATCAGCACCTTGCAGCGGGTTGTTATCTACATCAGTGCCTGGCATCTCAGTGCTATTGATGCCACCGCGCAAACGCCGCAACGCATCAATCGCCGTGAAGTATTGACCAATAATCGGAATACTCCGAATCATTGCACGATCAAATTCTGCGACCTCATTTGAGAGAACATTGCCCCAACCCTCAAACGTCGATCGCAGGCCAACCAGATCAGAGAGCTGCAAAAACCACAATTTCGCCTTGCCCGCTGCAATCCTCATCTCTTCGCCAATCGCAGCAATCTTGCCAATCGAGCTTTGGATCCAGCCGGACAGGATGCTGAGCGCCTTGGCTGTCTCGACAAGTTCATCTTTTACCAGCTCCAAGTAACCCGCCAGGCCGTTCAAGAATGCCGTTGCAGCGGGTTGGATAACCTCGCCAATCTGTTCATTTACATCACGCCAGCGCTTGCTGAGCGTGTCCAATGCACCGGCATATCCACCCGCTGCAGCCTTGGCGGCACCCTTGTACTGACCTTCGACAATGCTCAGAATGTAGTTCTGAGCTTCCAATGCCTGATTGGATTCAACCAACGCTTTGACAAAGTCCTTTTGAGTCTTTGTGAACGTTGTTCCACTGCGGCTCAGGGCTGACATGCCCTCCACCGGGTTTTCCAGCGCTTTCGCCAGCTGCAACTGCGCTGACTTCAGGTCAGTACCAGTAATCGTTGCAAGGTCAGCTGCTGCCTTTGAGACCCGCTCATAACTATCGACACCAATCGCTTTAAACGAGGTCAACAGGGCAAAGCCCTTGTTGAAGTCCTCTGAATTAAACAGAGTCCCCAGGTCAAGTTGATCAGCAACTGCCTGAAGCTCCTCTAACTTCTCTGTACCCTGCCCAATGTTCTGCAGGTTGCGAGCAAGCACCAGCGTGTCGGATTCACGCTCAGCCAGTGTTGAAAGACTGCGACTCAGCTGAGTTACCAATCCGATTGATGCAACTAACGGTGCAATCGTTGAACGAAACGCAATGCCAAATCGCTGGACATTGCCCGACGCAGTGGCCGCTGCACGTCCAGAGGCTTTTGTAGCAGCAGCATTTTTAAGCAGGTCTTTATTGAGCGTCTCTACCTGTCGTTCCAGCGCCTTCATCCGGCGTTCCATCTTTTGTAGCTGATTAAGACCCGGAGTCTTAATCGGAAGAATGATGGGAGCCGTAGTAGCCAATTTCGCTCCCGTAAGGGTTATGACCCATAATAGAAGTGCCTAGCGGGCGGCAACCCCTAGGCGCGACACAACTGCGGAGAACAGTCATGCCCATCAAGGCTAAGCCCTTGCCTTCTTTTGAAGTGTTGAAAGAGCACTTCAGTTACGACCCAAAGACGGGAACTGTCTGCAGACTTATCGCCAATAAACACAGACCCAGAAGCATTGGACCCTGCGGAACTCCTACTCACGGAGGTGGCTTGTATGTGAAGTGGAATGGTCGCTCATTAAAAATTCACCGCATTGCGTGGAAGTTACACACCCACGAAGAACCGCCGATCAGGATTGATCACGTCAACGGCAATCCCGCTGATAACAGATGGGAAAACCTGCGAGCAGCAACGCATCAAGGCAACATGGCGAATTGTCGTCGACCCGGTAAATACCTTCCAGGGGCACAGCCACGCGGCAAGCGTTGGTATGCGCAAGCCACCAGCCGAACAGACAAGCAATCACTGGGCTGCTTTGACACCGAAGCTGAGGCCCATGCCGCATACGTGACCTGGCACCTCAACTATTACGGCAAATTCAGCGTCTACGCCCGCGCTGAGCCTTCTTAATAGCCTCGTCTTGCTTCTCGTTCATCAAGCCAAAATAAGCAAGCCAAAGCCACAACTCTTCGTAGGTAAGTTCCCGCCGCAATTGGCCAAGGGTCATGTGTAATTCCTTAGCCACATGAAGCTCAGCTAGAAGCGTTCGATCCTTTGCGAGCTGTTTCTGGATTACTTTTCAAATCGAGTTCGACGTCCTCCTCTTCCTCAGCTGAGTTCATTGCGGCCATCAGTTTTGACGCTGTAGCCATTGACAGAACGCGCAGTAAAACCGGGATAGCGTCCGACTGATACTGCGGACTGCCACCTTCGTCCATTGCTTTTTTGACAAACAGACGGGCAGTCGTCTCCATCAAATCATCAGGATCTTTGCTGGCTTTCTTTGCCCCTTGATACTCAGCAATAGTCATTGGCTTTGACCAAAAGGTCAAATCATGACCATCAATCTCAAGCTCGTGTTTGGTGAGCTTATTTTCATTGGCCGCAATTTCCAGCAGCTTGTCCAGCTGACGCATGATGATTTTGTGCTTACGCAATGAGAATAGCTCAGGCGCAAGGGGAGG